CCTCAAAGGTGCTGACCGTCCAGAAACAATGCGTGGTGTATCCCTTAAGTTCCTTGTAATGGACGAATATGCGGATATGAAGCCCTCTGTATGGGAAACCATCTTACGTCCTGCCTTGGCTGACCAAAAGGGTGAGGCAATGTTCATAGGGACACCTATGGGACGTAACCATTTTTATGAGTTGTTTCAATATGCGGAGATGTCAGGTGATGAGACTTACAAGGCGTGGCATTTTACGTCTTATGACAATCCACTTCTCGACCCAGACGAAATTGATGTTGCTAAGAAGTCAATGTCGTCTTATGCTTTCCGACAGGAATTTATGGCTTCTTTTGAGGCATTGGGTTCCGAAATATTTAAAGAGGATTGGGTTAAGTTTAATCCTGATGAGCCTGAGTTTGGGGATTATTACATTGCAGTCGACCTTGCGGGTTTTGCTGATGTTGAAAGCGCGACGAAGTCTAAAAACAAGAAGCTTGACCAGACGGCGATTGCGATAGTCAAAGCAAATGAGAACGGATGGTGGGTAGCGGATATTGTACATGGACGATGGGATATCAAAAAGACCGCAAGGAAAATATTCGAGGCTGTGAATGCATATCAACCAGTAGCGGTTGGCATAGAAAAAGGAGCCTTAAAGAATGCGGTACTGCCTTACCTTACAGACCTAATGAAGTCACAACAAAGATTCTTCAGAGTGGAGGAGTTGACTCACGGCAACAAGAAGAAAACTGATCGTGTTGTCTGGGCCTTGCAAGGACGCTTTGAACATGGACAGATTACACTGAATGAAGGCGACTGGAACCCTACGTTTCTTGACGAACTCTTTCAGTTTCCAAATGCCTTAGTGCATGATGATTTGGTTGACGCATTAGCATACATTGACCAACTAGCTAAAGTATCGTACTACTACGACTATGAAGAAGACGATTTTGAAATCTTAGACCCTGTGGCAGGATATTAACATGGAATATGAAAACCACTCTATCGACCCAACCTCCCTTGAGTCTTGGGTAATTAACAAATGCGATCAGTGGCGTGATCACTACGAAGGGAACTACAAAGAAAAGTTTGATGAGTACTATCGTCTTTGGAGAGGCCAATGGGCCGCTGAAGATACTATGCGAGCTTCAGAACGCTCTCGCATCATCTCCCCTGCCCTTCAACAAGCTGTTGAGTCTGCAGTAGCAGAGGTCGAAGAAGCCACATTCGGAAGAGGGAAGTGGTTTGACATTCAAGACGACATGATGGATCAAGATAACCAAGACATCTTCCATCTACGCAATCACCTTGATGAAGACTTTAAGTTTGTAGCCGCACGTAAGGCAATTGCAGAGTGTATTTTGAATGCCGCTGTATTTGGTACAGGCGTCGCTGAAATTATTGCCGATGAAGAGCTTGAGTTAATTCCTGCAACTCAACCTATCATGGAAGGTGATATGCAAGCCGTTGGTGTTATGGAGCGCAATCGAACTGTCTTTAAAGTTCGTCCTGTAATGCCACAGAACTTCTTAATTGATCCTGTTGCGACAAGTATTAAAGAAGCTTTGGGTGTAGCTATCGACGAATATGTTCCTGTGCATCAAGTTCGTATGGCACAAGAAGCAGGTATTTATCGTTCTGATGTCGATGTCGAAGAAGCCGCAATTGATATTGATCTTGAACCTACTCAAGACCTGACGTTATATACAGATGATAAAGTACGTTTGACCAAATACTATGGTTTAGTCCCTAGTGACCTGTTTAATGAAGATGCAGACGAAGGTGAAGAAACTAAAGAAACGTCAGAGTATGTAGAAGCAATTATTGTAATTGCAAACGGTGGTGTTCTTCTTAAGGCAGAGAAGAATCCTTATATGATGAAAGATCGCCCTGTTGTAGCATTTCCTTGGGACGTTGTCCCTGGACGTTTCTGGGGCCGTGGGATCTGTGAGAAAGGATATAACGCACAGAAAGCACTAGATACGGAGTTACGGGCTCGAATTGACGCACTTGCGCTTACTGTACACCCTATGCTTGCTGTTGATGCTTCACGCCTTCCTCGCGGAAGCAAGTTGGAAGTTAGACCCGGCAAGGCCATCCTTACGAATGGCAATCCCGCAGAAATCTTACAGCCGTTTAGATTTGGAAATCTTGACGCCAACACATTTAATCAATCGGCCAGTCTCCAACAAATGGTTCAAATGGCAACTGGGGCTATTGATGCGGCAGGTATTCCGGGAAGTATCAATGGGGATGCCACAGCCGCAGGTATCTCCATGTCATTGGGAGCCATCATTAAGCGTCACAAGCGCACGTTAATTAACTTCCAAGAGGCATTCTTAATCCCATTAGTACAAAAGGTTGCATATCGTTATATGCAGTTTGATCCAGAGCGTTACCCTGCAAAAGACTTTAAGTTTGTTGCAAGTAGTTCATTAGGTATTATTGCTCGTGAGTATGAGGTGACACAACTTGTTCAGTTGCTACAGACTATGGGTCAAGATTCACCAATGTACCCAATGTTAATTCAAGCAATTGTCGATAACATGAACTTAAGCAACCGTGAAGAAATTGTTGCAAGCCTACAACAAGTAATGCAACCAAACCCACAAGTTCAAGAAATGCAGATGCAGTCTGCTCAAATTGATATGGCTCAGAAACAATCAATGCTCGAATACACTCAAGCACAAACTGCTGAAGTAATGTCCAGAGCACAACAAAATCAAGTTGAAACAGAGCTATTACCAATTGATAGCGAAACTAAACGGTACTCTGCAGTTATGAAAGGTATGGGTCAAGATCCAACCGAAAAAGAATTCAATCAACGAGCTAAGATTGCGGAATTAGCACTCAAGCAACGTGAGATTGAAACTAAGGAAGATATTGTAGAAACACAAATGAGAGGCCAAAATGGTAACGAAACAAGAGTTGGATAACATTCTCACACAAGTGAATGCCATTCTTAAGCAATACGACGAACGTCTAAAAGCGTTAGAAGAGCAATCAAATAAACCTAAAGTAACACAAAAGAAAGCTCCACTAGCACAAGCCTCTTGACAAGTCAAGCTTTTTATGGTATAATAGTATATATAAGTAAACAGGAGAAACTCATTGAGTCCTGATGATGAACAATATTACGAAAACTATCTTGATTTATTTCTAACAGAAGGTTGGAAACAATTTGTACAAGAAACCCAAGAACTTTTGGATTCTTTTGAAATTGAAGAAATCAAAGATGGAGAAGATTTAGCCTTTGTCAAAGGACAGCGTAGTTCACTTTTGAACATCACTCGTTTTGAGACAGGCATAAAGAATGCATTTGAAATGGAGTCTGACAGTGATTAGACGATATGATTTTAAATGCACTAACTGTGACCACATAGAAGAACAATGGGTAGATCATACTGATGTATTCGCAACTTGTCCTGAATGTGGTGACACCGCACAGCGGATAATCTCAAGTGTATTTTCACATTTTGTTGGCACGGGTTGGCCCGATGCCGATGATAAGTGGGCTAGAGATCACGAGAGAGCCGCTCGTAAATAACATTTCCATAATGCTACGGCACGGAGTTTAACAATATGGCACAATTACTTGATCGGAAACCCGAAGATCAACAGGAAGACGAAGAGTTTACTTCACTAGAAGAAACAGAGGAAGTCGAACAGGAAGCTGAAGAGCCAACCCTAGAGGACACTCAAGAGCCTGAAGAAGATGATGGCATCCCTGATAAATATCGTGGAAAAGATATCAAAGATATCGTTCAGATGCATCAGGAAGCAGAAAAGCTTTTAGGAAGGCAAAGTTCTGAAGTAGGTGAACTGCGTAAACTTGTTGATGATTTCGTAAAGTCTCAGATTCAGGCCACTAGCCCACAAAAAGAAGAAGACGAAGATATCGACTTTTTCTCAGATCCTGAAAAAGCTATTGCTCACGCAATTGAAAATCATCCAAAGCTTAAACAAGCTGAAGAAACCTCAATGGCAATGAAGCAACAGCAGATACTTGCCCAATTACAAAGTAATCATCCAGATTTTATTGATATTATCCAGGATGAAAAATTTCAAAATTGGAAGGAAGCAACTTCTGTTCGTCGTGAGTTATACGAACGTGCTGATAAGAAGTTTGACTATGAAGCCGCCAATGAGCTTATTGTTCTCTGGAAAGAGCGTCAAGGCATGGTGACTGAAACAGCCAAAGTTCAAGAGCAAGATCGTAAGCGTCAACTGAAAGCCGCTTCCACTGGCAGTACAACAGGATCTACAGAAGCACCTAGTCGTAAAATCTATCGTCGTGCTGATATTATTAAACTTATGCAAACTGATCCAAAGCGTTATACACAGCTACAGCCAGAAATTATGGCCGCTTACGCAGAGGGTCGTGTCAAATAGCGTTAAGGAGCTAAATCATGGCACTAGGTACTAACCACGTCACCAATACCACGGCGGCAACTTTCATCCCCGAAATTTGGTCTGACGAAATTATCGCGGCATACGAGAAGTCTCTCGTTCTTGCTAATCTTGTAAACCGTATGCCAATGACAGGCAAGAAAGGCGATACTATCCATATCCCTAAGCCTACTCGTGGCGATGCATCTGCTAAGTCAGCTTCAACTCAGGTCACACTGATTGCGGCTACTGAGTCAGAAGTACAAGTAACCGTAGACAAGCACTACGAGTACTCACGTCTGATTGAAGACATTACAGACGTTCAGGCGTTGTCTTCACTCCGTCAGTTCTACACTTCTGATGCAGGTTATGCACTTGCAAAGCAGGTTGATACTGACCTGTTCGCACTCGCTAAGTCATTTGGCGATTCCGATGGTGCTGACTACGTACACAGCAACTCGTTCTACATGGACGCTTCTACAGGTTTAACAGCATACGCTGTTGACACTGTTGCGGCGG